ACGACTGAGGGCAATTTGTTCCTTCAAACGGGCCATTGCACGACCTGCTGCGCGAACATGAAGACCTACAATGTCCCAAAGGGAGTCTGCGATGACTTCCTCGGTAAAGGAGAGCTTAACGCCCTTCTTTGAGACTTTGCCTTCAATCTGCTTAGCAAATGCGAGTGCCTGTTCTGGGTACTCTTGTCCTTCAGGAATTTCTGCTGCCTGAATTGCATTAACTGCTGGAAACTCCAAGGAGCGTCCCTTCCCTAAGCGCACTGTCGAAAGCAATGGAGTAACGAGTAACTGTGGCTCTGCTGCTTCCTTTAGGGTACGAGAGATAACTTTAGGAAAGAGTGCTGCTGCGTCTGGGGACGAAAAAGCCTCTTTAATAGTCACTCTATTGTTTTCATCTACGTGTCCATCCTCGGTTAGTGCAGTCTCCCATGCTGGGAGACCCGAGAGGAGCTCTTGGATTGTCTTGCTCATCTTAGGAATATTCCTCCTGTGTTATTTTCTTAATTAAAGTGTTAAATTGACGCGGAATGCACCAATAACATTGTTTACATCCAGATTAGAACGGATACCCAGTTTTCCTGAGTACGATCCTGAGCGGGTAAGCTCGTAAACCGTCTTCAGTGCACCTGGATCTGATGGCAACTGCATGTATGAAAGCAGACCGTCATCAAAGTTGGTAGCAAATTTCTCTACCTCAATAACCTTACCAACCTGGAGGTAAGGATTTGTACCACACAACGTCGTTGTTAACGACACTGGGCGACCCATATGATCAGCCTTGATTAAAGAACCGACCGTTACATCATCATTTACCAATGAAACCATTGGATACTCTACATAACCACGTGCGATAAAGCCTGCACCCTGTGAGGTGCCCTTATCGAATGGACGGTAGAGGTCATACTGTGCTACGCCAACTGGAACCGAGTAAGCAGCAACTGCTACAGAATCGGTTGCACCTGACGAATAAGCTGGTGTTGCGCCATTCAATGGATCCCACGATGCTGGCATCGCGTCACCCCAAGTAACACTTGAAGCACTACCGTTTGCAGGTACGATTCTTGCATCACCATTTGCGTCAGCTACTACTGAAAGAATGGTACCCTTGGTGATTACGATCTCAAAACGATCATCTTCACTGTCCTGGTACCAAGTTGGAAGGCCCTGTGATGGGAGCAAATAAGCTGCTGGGGCGATACCCTCAGAAACTACAAAGCGACCAGAACCGGTTTTGGTGCCTACTTTACGAAATTTTGCTAATGACATTTTATTTCTCCTTGAAATATTTGTTGATTAAAGTTTACGACGACCCATGAGAGCATCTACGAAAAGCTGCTCTGAAGTATTGGTAACCTGTTTCTTCGACTCTTCTTGTTCACCGTCAATTGTGATGACATTGTCTTCACTTTCAACAGCTTCAATTTCCGAGCTGATTTCTGGCATTGTGCCCTTAGCCTTTTTAGCTACTGGCATTCCTGCTAGATCTCTTAGAGAATCAGCCAAAGATGATGCAGTGCGCTTTACGTGCTCTGCAATTGACTCTTCTCTTGATTCAGGTCCCTCAATTCCAGCTGCAATCTTTGTGTCCACAACTCTCTCTGCGAGAGTTCTGTGCAATGCGCTCTTGAGTTTTTGATTTTCTTCTTCAAGCATTTGAAGCTTCTTACTTGCGTCATCGGCATCTTGCTCAGAAGCTTGTTCTGGACTAGTGAGCTCTGCCTTTGGCTCTTCAACTGCTTTGTTTTCTTCAGTAACCTCAGCGTCTACAGATTCAACAGCTAATTCAGCCTGTTCTTCTACCGACTCTGAAGTTTCATTAGAAATCTTTTCTTCTTTTACTTCTTCTTGTGCAGCTATTTTTGCTGTCAAGATGTCAACCAAATCTTGATCTTTAACTTCAGTAGCCAAAACAAGTGCTTGTTTTAATACGGAAACCATATCCTGGCTTTCTGCTACCGGCTCTGAATCAGCGCCTTTTTCTTCTGCAGTCTCGACTTCTTCAGGCTTGACTTCTTCAGGCTTGACTTCTACTTCTGCTGGCTCTGCAACAGGCTCCTGTGATTCCTGAGCTGAAACTGCGGTAATTGTTGAGAGATCTTGGCTAAGGCTTTCTACAGCAGCCAAAACATCCTCATTCTGAACGCTTTCTTCCATTTTTGAATTCTCCTCATGATCTTCATTATTATCATTCTCATTAGATAGTAATGAGTTGCTATTGTATTTGTAATTTTCACTTTCATGAACAGCAATAGCCGTAAGGAAAGAGCCCTTTAGATGTAGATAAAGTGGTTTAGATTCTTTTGATTTTAATCCTGATAGAATCGATTTGTGTTCTTCTACTGAATATATATCTTCTTCGTCCATATTAAGTACGAACGCAGAACTTCTTGCTACCCAATCATCTGAAGAGTTTTCTACTTTAACATCTCCAGAAGAAGACTTTCTTACACCGGACTTAGAGTCTGCTGGCTGGTTGACGAAGGAATATTCCTTAAAAGAAATATCTTGCATATCGATAAATGCCAACTTGCCCTTGTAAACTTGACCCCTTTTAAACTTCTGAGCTTTTGGTCTGCCGTCAGCACTTTCTGATGCTAGGTCATCTCCAGATATTGAGCAAACTGCTTTTCCGGCTCTTCCGCCAACTGAACCTGTCAAGTATCTTTTGTCAAGAACTTTTTGGATTGCTACTGGGTCAGTGATTGCGACTTGCAAACGAACAAAATGTGAACCATCTTCTTCTTTATCCATCTTTGCTGCCATAACACGGCCAATAGGCTCTGAGTTAAGATCATGGTTCAAAATGATCGGCTTAGGATAAGGCTCAACCCATGACTGGAGAGCTTTTTCTAATTCTATTGCAGAATAGTTATTATAGTTGCCAGTCAATCCGTTCATGAATAGCTGCAACCTCGATAATCAAACCTTTGTTTGCATTTTGAGATTCTGAGAAATTCAAATCTACATCAGTGAAATCTGGCAGTTGAACCGTAAAGGTTTCCACAAAGTTAAAAGCCATTTAATTCTCCATTTTTTAAAATCTGTATATATAGTAAATTTGTTTTTATAACATTAAACAATTTTATATAAAGATATCATATTTTTACCATGTTTTCAAATGCAACAGAAATTCTTGGATCTCCACCCTTAGTAAAGGCTTCAAGCATTTCTTGGTGCATAATGTGTGGGGCATATATATATGATGCTGAATATAGCTCTGTTATGCCTTTTTTACGGGCGTCAGAGCACCATCCAAGGTCTTCTCCCTGTGAATGGAAAACGTAATCAACCTTATTGTATGTGTCTTTTGACATCATTTTTGCAGCCATAATAATATCTGATTTGAAATAAGTTCCAAGTGGATAGTTTCTAGCTCTATTAGCTCTGTCGCCTGATTTATCCAACCATGTCATAACGCTTGGAAAATCTATTCCAATTGGGGTCATGAACATTAATGGACTAACTGCGTCTGCGCCATCTTTGATGTGGCTTATTAACAATTCTATTGTTGACGTATTATGAATAATAATATCTGAATCTAGACTAAAGAAATAATCTGGTTGGTATTTTCTTACTTCACCTAAAAGAGTATTTCTTAAATTAACCATATTGTGATACTTAGACATTGTCCATTGTCGAGACTTTGAATCATGCTCGTGATGGGCAAGATCATCTTTAACTACAATGTCGACAAATCCAATTGAATTTTTTGAAACTTCTTTCCATCTATTAATCATGGAAATAGTTCCTTGATCGGAAGAAGATACAACGAAAATAAAACCTACATCGTTAAGAGGGACTGACTGTCTTTCAATAGCCATTGCCCAGTATGGAAAAATCCATTCTCTTTTATATATAGGACAACCTATAATTAGTTTCATTTTTCTTCAGTTGTTTTTGTTTCTTTTTTGGCAACTGGTTTAGCTACTGGCAAAACTTCTTCTTCTGCAGCTTCTGCAACTTGAACTTGCTTTTGTAACTTAGGCTCTTCAACAGCAACTGGTGTTGGTGCTGATTCCTCTTCTTCTGCTAATTCATCTTCAAGAGCATTAAAAATGTCCATGATTCCGTTGATCACATCAACAAGAATTGTAAGAGCCATACGACTCTGACCATTTCCTACTGCAATTTCAAAACCTTTTACTGCGTCATCTTCTCTAAGGTATTGCTTAGAAGTGTCTGATGTTATAATGAATGGCATTATTCCTCGCTCTGGATCGTTAAGTTTGATTCTTCTATCTTAACATCATATTGCTCTTGGAGCAAGTTTTCAACAGTATTAATCCAATCAGGATCTGATCTTTTTATATTTGGAGAAGTTTTTCTTCCGTTTTGGTTTTGCGGTCTAACAATGTTGCCAACGCCTTTTCTTTTTGAAGGCATGTTTCTAGAACCTTTTTTAGCTGGCGTTTGTTTGTCGCCTGCGACTGTAGCAGCAGGAGCTGGAGGGTTAGCTGTGGCTTGTGCATCAATAATATCTTTTTGCTGATCTGTTTGAATTGCGCTAAACAAATCATCCATATTAGCTTCAGGATCTATTCCCATTTCAGTTCTAGCTTCAGTCAAAGTAACCAATGAATTAACATACTTTTGAATGATATGTGTTTCTTTCTTTACCTGAGTATCAGTATCTATTTCGTTGAACTTAAAGTAGCATCTGTCAGACATCGATGATTCCATAGGATTTTCAATTGGATCAAATCCACCTTCAAATAAAAGTTCATTGAATATATGCAATCTGACCATCTCAGCAAATTGCTTTTGGAACTGTTTAATCTTGTCATAAAGAGATGTATCTAATCTTTCTGACATGGATCTATTTCCACCATTCATGGTCATACCAAGGTGGTGTGGAGCAACACCCAAACCAACAGACACTCTTTCCTTAAAGTGTTGTAAGTAGTTAGTTGCATCAAGCCCTTCTTTGCCAACTCCAATTACATCAACATCGTGTCTGTATGGAAGAATTAATCCACCTTCAGATCTTAAGTTTTCTATTTCTGAAGCGGCCTTTTCTATTTCATCTGGCTCTGCTGGTTGATCAGCTGTTCCAATAATGTATTTGTATAAAGGAAATAATTCTCTATGAACAAGATTTTGGATGTCTTCTTCCATCTGTCTTAGGGCAACTACGTCATCCATTACGTTAGACAAGTATGGCGTACCGAAAGCTCTGCCTGGTTTTCTGTCAAAGAATAAATGTATTACTCTGTCAGCTGACCAAACTGGATCTCGATCAGTAGGAGCATAAGTCATTGGATCTGTTCTTTGCAAATAGGTCTTAGGTCTATTGTGCTTATCTCTCATAATTCTTACTTGCTCAGTAGGAATTAAATAATAACCAACTATTGGTTGAGTGGAACTTACTGGAGTAAGATTTCTTGGGAAATAATCATTTAACTCTCCTCTTGCTTTTACGGCAAAAACGTTTGAGAATTTTATTAGCTGATCTGACATTTCAATGAGGAAATCCAAGAATGGTCTCTTCATTGCCATTTCCATATAATCTATTCTTTGGTATAGATAAGAAACAGCTTCTTGATTTTCTCCAACTATTTTCCAACCTTCTTTCCAAAATAGATCTTTGTATTTTGAAACAGCTTGCTTGACATAAGAGTCAGTATCTACTGCTTGAAGGATTCTTTCAAAGTCATATGGGGATGGCTCAAAGTTACTTCTACCTGCGTAGTAATAGTTTGTTCCTTGATATCCAAGAGCCAAGGAGGCTACTTTAAATATCTTACTTATTGACTTTGAGTCTTCTGGATTTACCTTTTTAGCAACAAAGTCTCCTGCGGACTCATCATTGCGAACAGGGAAATATTTTTTAATAGCCATTCTTTAGCCGCCTAAATACGAGGGAATACTAAGATATAGTAGACCTTTATATTAATTTAATTAGCTTCTTGGTTCAAATTGCTAAGAGTCTTCTGCAAAATAATGGTCTTTACCCACTCAAGCCAAAAAACTGTATCTGATTCAGGGAAATCGCTCTTGTATGCTACGTTAGCTTCTGAAAGAGTAATCTCAATCTTGAATTCTTTTTTAGGCTCTGGCGTTACTGCTGCTTCTACTGTTTCGAGTTCTTCGCTCATGTGATAATTATCCTTTTTTAGATTTTGATAGTCTATACTATCAGACTTACTCTAAGACCGCAAGTCTTGCCTCAAGAGCTTCTATTTTCTCATTAAGTTTCTGGACTGTCAAAATCAAAGCTGGAACCAAACCTTCATAGTTAACGGCTCTTAATTGATCTGCATCTTTGCCATCTGGATCTTTTAGTTTATGACTGGTTTCAAGTTTTGGAAAAAGTTGTTTAAATTCATCTGCCATAACTCCAATTTCACGTTGTGAAGACATAGCATCTTCTTCTCGCGTAACGGGATTTAGCATATTGAACTCCCAAATTTTTATATCATTCAATATTTTATTGACCCAATTGTCCCCAGGTTCCTCTATATTTTTCTTTATTCTTCTATCGGAAAAAGAGTTATAAGTTATATACTGCCAATAACCATTGTCTATAACGGTAAATAAGTCTCCGTCCCAACCAAATGCTATTGTATTATAGGTCGGACCAGGACCATAATTAGCTCCTCCGTAAACTATTCCCTCAGAGTTTATTACTGTTCCAGCGCCATTAGATGCAACGACCACTTCATCATAAGCTACCGAAGCGTATTGGTTATTCCCTACGGAAACCATTCCTGATTTATTTGAACCAATTGGGTTAAGCCAACCAAAGTAAGAAACTCCTAAACCAAAGGTTGTCTGTAGAGTTCCGGTTGTGTCAATCGTTAATCCACCAATTTGACCAGTTGTTGCTGATACCTTACCCTTTACCTCGAGTTCGGAAACTCCATTATAATATATGTAAGAATCATTTGTTCCTACTTTAAATTCTGGTGTAGAGATTGTATTGCCGGCAGTGTCGCTCTTCCATCTATTATTTGCGTTGATGAAAACTGATCCAGCAGTGAGTGTTCCTCTAATTGCTGCTGTTGAGAACTCTGCTCTTCCGTCACCGCTGATCACCCAGCCAGTAGACCCAGAAGTCCAAACTCCAGTGTTATTATTGTAAGCACCGTTGTAATTAGATGATCTTATAATCGCCATGTTTGCTGGAGCAACTATGTTTGATTGGGCACCTTGTTGTTTTAGAATTATTTCGTGTGCACCAATTGTTCCAGCAGTAATTTTTGCAGCTGTTAAATTAGCAATGTGTGAGCCAGGGATCATGTCTGTAGCTGTCGAAGCTTTAAGACCAGAACTTGGAGTCCAACCGCTTTCATTTCCAGAAGTGTCAATAGTTTTGACTCTTCCATAATAGACAACATCAGTTTGGGCTACTGTGGCATCGGCTGCATTGCTATTGTCTGGAACGTCTACTGCAAAAACAGATGATGTTACCGTTCCTGAAGATATGAGTGTTGTGCCAAGGGCATCTGAGTAGAGCTCATACTTATAACCATTAACATCTAACTCTACCGTTGGTTCAAATTGAAACATAACAGATTTGTAATTTCCATAAATGTAAAATGTATTTATATCTATTGAACCTGGAATGGTTTGATCTTTTGGAGTATGAATTCTAATAGATTCATAAGGATCATCTATTGCTGATATTTCAGTATTTTTAACCTTTAGCGCAACTAGATAATCTTGGTCTGGCTTTAAGCCTGTTATTGTTTTAGTTATTTTTGCCATTATTTCACACTACCTGTTGTCCTAAAAGATATGCTTGGATTAATTTCTTCTTGATCTATTTCTAGCAAATAGTTCTTGGAAAAAGAATAATTTTCTATTTTTATATCGTTGCCCTTAGAGCTTGAATTCTTGTTTGATTTTACTTCAATTTCAAAAGTAAATTCTCCATATATTTCATCATATGTTGAAAACATATTTAGATCCTCAACACTAAACGTATATACCAATTGGTTTTCTTGGGTTGTTGATGCATACAAGTCTAATTCTATATTTTCTTTTACAATACTTTGACCAGCACCATTGGCTGAAGTCTTAACTATTTTTAAAGTTGCCATTCCAGAACTTGGACTTTTTTCTGCGTATATTTTTAAGTCTGGACCAGAAAAAGTTCCCATCAACTTTGAACCAGGAGTTGAACTTTTTTTATTATTCCAAATTCCAACATCACCCAAATAACTTACATTTGCAATTCTTGTGTTTAAAGAATCTCCAGTGACTACTGTTGAATAAAAATTTATACTATTAGCCGATCCTTGAGTTTCACTTCCTATAAAATTTGCCCCACCTGGGTTAGTGGTTGAAACATAACTATTACCAGATAATGTTAAGTATTGTATATCATCTTTGTGATAATAGATATAATAATTACCTAATGGTTTTTCACTTGCGCCAACAGCTGTAACTGATTTGAACCATAGATTGTTTTTGTAGCTAGGTAGTAATGGAGTACCAACTAATAAGCTTTGTGTAACTGTATAGGCAGTATCGGTTTCGTAAACTACAACGTAAGAATCCGAATCAGCTTTATTTTTAATAAGCCCATCTTCAAAATAGTAATATCTATTTAAGTCTAGATCATTAAGATTAACTTGTAACCAATCTCCAACTTTTAAATACTCATTTAGATATGGGAATATTATCTTCCTTCTCACAGGAGGAGTTATTGTTGCTGAAGATTTTGTATAAGTAAACCAGGTCATATCTATACCTCATTATACAATATTTCAAACTCATATGAGTTTAATTTATCATCTTCTATTTCGACTTCGAACGTTGCATCAAAAATTACACCGCCACCAGTTAAAATACTTTGAGTTAAGTTGGTTAAAGTTAGGTTGCTATAAGGGCTAGTTAAAGCTGCATTGTAATAATCATCTCTAGCTGATGCATAGTCTATAACAGATGCACTAATCGGCATTGAGCCATCTATTCCAGAATGTGAGTGGTTTGATACTACTATCCCACCAATTTTTACACCTTCAGCTACATCAATATCCCCTGTAATTATCCCACCATCTCTTCTTAGGTACTGAGGATGAGCGTCACCATCTAATCCATCTAAGTCAGCGTGTGATGATCTCAAATCCATTCTTTTTTCTGAGTCAATAGGAATGTCAAAGAATATTTGTTTATACTTTTCTAATTCTTTTGTTTCTACAGTAACAAGAACCTTTATTCTTTGTGCCGCTAAAGATTCTAATTGAGTTATATAGTTTACGTACCTTCTTTTAAGCCTTATCATCTGGGAAAGAGCATCTACTTTTTTGCTCATTTGGGCTCTTCTTTCGACATAGTCAGAAGTTACTGAACCCAAGTTTCCTGTTATAGAGTTTCTTGCTACTATGATTTCGCCTAGTAATGTTGGGCAGTCATTGCCTATTGATGTTGTTGTAAAGTCTAACATTAATGGTTCTACAACTTTTGATTTAAAACTAAGAGCTGGTAATAGATAGTTTGAATAAAACACACTGCAGGTGTCTACGGTGTCTCTTTTCAATCCATTAGATAGAGATTGTATCTCTGACGTGTAAGAGTTTATTTTGATCGAAAAAAAAGCTTGGAATTGGGCTGCTTGTTTTTTAGAGATTTGATCCAATTCGGATTGGGGAATTGATGTTGGCGGGTCTGTGATTTCCTTGGCAAGCTGTTTCGTATAGTGGAGTGCTGTCTTTGCCCAGTCGGATAAGTGCCTTGCAATTTCGCCTTCTGTTTCATCTCTATATTCCTCCCCAAATTGATGTGTAACTATATTTTTAATTGTTAATATTTCATTTCTTAAATATGACAATACTTTTTTAGTTTCCGCCAAATGACCAAAAGATGTGTAATTTATTGTTAAATCATACTGCTTAATTAATTCTCTACAGGATCTACAAAGATGTTTGGATGCATATTGATATTCTGTATATGGAATAAAATTTGGAAAAGACAGTAGGCTGGCTTTTTCGTTATGCTTTAGAGCATCTTGCCATACAGCTTTGTGTGAATTCTCCAAATCAATATTGCAATAAGCGTTAATATTTACTTGGTCTAGGTTTGATTCTATTTCTTTTAACAACTGGGTAATCACAGACTCACAGTAATAAACATTATTTCTTACTTCTGTAATTGTGGGTTGAGATAATGTTGTTATATACCTTGTATCTGGAGTATTATTTCCGTATGTATTGTTTACAGAATTCCTAGCTCCAAGCGAAAGAAAGCTTGACGACTCATTAGCTGTATCGGAAAATACATCCTCTACAGGATTACTTTGTCCTAAACCATATTGTGCCATTAGAATGTCTTTCTTTTAATCTTTGAATTAGATCTGCCACCAAAAGATTTTTTATAACCAAATTTCTGTGGCATGAGTTTGTCTGCTCTTCCAGTTAAACCAGTTCCTATTTTATCATCTTTATCGTCATCGGTATCATTCACTGGCTTTGGCATGAAGAAGGTATTTGAAAATGATTCTGTTCTTGATGCAAA